TTCCAACGCTCAAAGGAGCCGTGTAATTGCTTCACTACATCAGCGTTCTCTGGCTTGGCATCGCGCATGGCCTTCAGCGCTTTGCGTACGTTATCAGGGGTAGCTTTGGTATCAATTGCTTTGTCGGATTCAGCCTTTGCTGCTGCAGCCTTCTTGAAGGTTTCTACTTGCTCTGGTGTTTTTTCGCTGCCATCTGCATTAGTTGTTTCGGTTTCCGTGCCTTCTTCGGCTCCTTCAACTACTTCTGTTGGAGTTTCAACTACTTCTGAGTCTACTTCTGGTGTTTCATCTACTACTGTTTCTGAGCCTGCTGCTGGGTCTACGACTTGTGCATCCAAAGATGCAAAGTCAACTAGAGCATCGGACATAATGTTGAGTCTCTTTTCTGAGTTTTATTCTGAGTCTAACAAAGGAGGACCGTTAGGCCCTCCCCTGTTTATTTCTGTGGTGGTGCGCCTGCTGCAGGCGGTGCCTGTGCGGGTTTAGGCTCTGGGTGTTCCAGTGCCTGTGGTAGTACTTTGGCTGCGACCTTGTGATTTAGCGTTTGCTCTGCTTGTTGTTGGAACATGTCTGGTGTAGCTTGTATTCCAGCTTTGCTCAACGCTTGAACCGCCACTGGTGGTGGCATTTTAGAAACATCAATACTAATAGACTCAGAAGGTGGTTTATCAGGAGCCTTGTTAGCTGCTGCTATTTTCTTAGCCATGGCAGTATGCTCTAAGAAATGTAGGTGAACATTCTCCCATCCAGCGCGTTGCTGCGGTGTTCCATTCTTAAATTTCTGCCCTTCGGTGCTGTTGATCCACTCGAAGCATTCCGTAGCTTCCACAGCGTGGTTTTCGCTTTCATCTTGTGCCACAGGGATCGTACTGACCATCTTTGGCATTTGCTGAACAGCTTGGGTCATCTGCTGCATCTGCTGCACTAGCTCAGGGGGTACTGGTTGTCCAGTAGCTTGGGCCTCATGTGCTTGCATCTGTATGTTTTCCCCTGCATCTTGCATCTGTATCAATTGCGGGTTTGGCATCGGACCTTGCCGCAGAAGAACTTCGAATTCTGACTTCTGCTTCAACGCTGATGTTGCGCCGGGAATCTTGATGCCCTTGATACGCAACGCACTGAGTATTGCAGGTGCGTTCTGTGGAGCCATCATATAGCCATTCAGTATTGGGTTCGCAGCGGCCTTGTCAATCATCTCCATTATCTTGGTTTCTTTCTGTTGCCAAGATTCTGGGAATGCTGGGTTGCTCTCTGCGTAGCACAGCACCTTGCCGCTAAGCAAGTTCGCTGTGTTCACTGTGACGTTTCCACGTCCAGGGATGTTCTGAGCTATCTCTTTACCGTCGCGGCATTCTGCCGCACACTCTACCGCTTGCCCTGCCGCTATAGCGAACAGGTCTTGCATGTTGTTCCACGGACATCCTACGCGCTGTAATGCTTGGTCGCGCTGGATGATTGCGTTTCCTACTGTGTTCTCACCAGTCGCTGCCCCGAATAAGGAAGGCAGTGCGCCTGAGATTTCTTCAGACAGACTTGTGATAAACCATTTAATGAAGTCTCCCAGTGCCGACTGTGGCTGCGGAGTAGGCTCGACCATGATGTACTGGTCCATCGTGGTGAGTCCAGGCTGAACCTGAAACGGTCCTGTGCTGCCTGGGACGTTGGTTTGTTTGGCTATTGCTTCCAAATCAAATGCTTCGGCGTTCATCCATTTCTTGGGGACGGTTCGTTTGAAGAAGTCGTCCAGAAGGTCAACCCAATCGTTGATTCTCTTCTGCACCGAAATAAGGGATGTGCCCATCGATCTGCGGTTTTGTCCTTTGCCTGATGTGGGGTGGCCGATAGCGATGTGTTTATCCATGCTCTCGTTGCGTGCAAACGCAAACTCCGCTCCAGCACGCGCCATAAGCACTCCATCAGGAAATGCTTCTAACAACTCTGCCTTTGCTTCGTCGCTTACCGAATCATCAAGGAACATCGAAGGACGCAACCAAGTGTACTTGATCGTTGTGTGCCGTACTAAGGATTCGCCTGTTACGTAGTTGCCTACAACGGCTTGACGTACGTTCTCGCGTGCGATCCTGTCCAGCTGTGTTTCTGACATCCCATCGGTACCGACTGTGATCTTGCTAGCGATCCACGGAAAGGTTGCCCTTGCGGTGGTAACGTCTACGTCGAACATCAGCTGGATAAATGGAGTGTCTTTAAATTCATCAACGGAAATGGAAATTTTGTGATCCAGTTTTCCGTGCACCGTTGTAACTTCGCGTCCCAACGGCTTCTTTGCATTCTGACTGGAACCGCTTGCTCCAAGCAGCTCATCGATGGTGTCGCCACCCTCTGCTGGGGAAGTTGTTTCGTCTATGAAGGACTCTTGTCCTTCTTGTCCAGTCGGGTCCATGTTAGGAGGATTTTGCTCATCCTCAGGAACCATGGGCTCTTCTATTTGGTCTTCTTCGAAGCCATACTTCTGCCCGTTCAATTCATAACGGGTCCATAGAAGTACACGGTCTTCGTTCCAAAAGATTCTTGCACAGTCAACTAGCAGTGCGTGTAGGTTGTTGTTTCTTGCCCAGATGTCTTTGAAACGGTCGGCTTCTTCTGCCGCTACGTTGTCCGGTCCCCATTCAGGATTCATGGGGAAGAACTCAACCTTTGGAATCTCGCGTGACAGAGCGGCAACGATGATGTCGCCTTTGGCTCCGTACACGTTCGTATCATAAATCGAGTTGTGATTGTTCTGCGAATTCTTTCCAAAGCCCGTACCAGAACCTGGCAGTTCCCAGCCACCTTTACGTGCTCTCAGCAAATGCTGGTAGCCTCTTTCAAAATGAAGAGCCTCCCAGGCCTGCTCCACTTCCATTCTTCGCGCCGCAACATCGGTCTTTGTTGCGATGTTATCAAGCTGAATCAATGCGCCTCGCGCTTTGTCGCTCAGCTCTGCAAACGGCTCTGGACTGTAAGGGAACGGTGCGTATACACCCAGAGGGCTGTCCGAAGGACTCTCAGGTTTATCGTCAGCAGATTTGTGTGCTCCTTCAGTTCCTGTCCCTACGTCTACGGGTACGTCATTGACATTTGCCATATCATAAACCTTTCTGTCGCGTTGCTACACGACTTAGATATGACATCCAGTCTTCATAGCAAATATTGCTCTTTAAGAACAGTTGCATAACCAATAAGTAACTCTCTGACCATTGGGTCGAGGTCCGTAATGTTTTATTCTTACCTCGTAAGTGTCCGTCACGGACCACTGTCCAAATGCACTTCCCGATAAATCTTTGAAGTTCTTGGCCGACATATTGTCCTTACTTATTGATGTTCTTTGCAAACCCTGCACGCTTACGTGTGGTAGGGCTAAACTCACCCTCAGGAGCAGCCATAACATGCCGCGCATATTCCAAAGGAGAACTGTAACCAGCAGAATGTGCCTGCTTGGTGAATGAGCCAACAGTTCCTTTTTCTTCCATCTTTGCGGACGCTTTCTGCGCCCACTTTTTCTTTCCTAGTCCAATTGCCATGGGTTCTCCTATGCGGCTCGCATTGAACCGCGTGTTAATTGGCCTCCGCTATCTATGCGGAGTTTTTTCCTACGGGGAGGCGTTTGCGGTGCCTCTCCCTGCAACCAACTAGGCAATGGCGTGGAATTTACAGCTGCCATGTCCTGTGCGATTGGCTGCTTCTTCTTCTTTGGTGATCCTAGGCCAATCATTTACTTTTCCTCCCAAAATTTGCAAAGACCGATTGGGTGAACTTTTACTTCACCATTAGGAAGTTTTGGTCTTCGACTTAATTTCTCCATGTTAGGCCCAGAGCAACTACTTGTTTCTTTATTGAAGTATTCACAGGAAAAGCAATGTTTTGATCCGCCTACTTTGTAGTCAACGTAGTCGGTTTTCGGTTCCTTGGTCTGGGATAGTGCTCTTGCAAACTTAGCCATTGGTTTTCTTCCTCCCAAAACCGGGGGCCTTGCGTACTTTTTTGGGAAGCGTCTTCCCTTTAGTAGCGGCGTCCCATTCTCCTACATTTACACCTTGCTTTTCAAGTTCCTTTTTATGTGTATGAAAGTACCCCTCTTGTTCTTGAGAAACGTAAGGCATTAGGAAGCCTCCGGGTTTTTCTTTTGATAGTTTTCGTCTCTTTGTCCGCAGATGACTTTGGCAGTCCAATCGCCGTTTGTTTTGGGATACATCTCAAAAACTCCTGCCTCATCCATATCTAGAACTGTCCTATCGCCAAACAACAATTCACTGATCCTTCTACATGCTGATCCAGATAAAACCAAAAGAAATGGCCCATCCTTTTTGGATGATTTTTCTTTCTTCTCTATCCAAGAATCCAAACGATCTGTAAACTGCGCATATGATTCTCCGTCTGGTGCGGATTTGTGCGGGTTTGCAATCAAGTCTTTGACTACCTTCTTATTGGGTTTCTTTGGGTCGCCTGCCATGCTTCCCAAATCCCAAGTCTTGATGTCGTTAACTACTTTCACAC